CCTCGAAGCAGTTCCTCAGCGGCATCTAGGTGCCACTGCTCTAGACCAGTCCGCAACGCTGCCGACGCTTCCTGCGCAAGCCAGTGGATTTGAGACCGCTGGCTTGCTTCTTGCTCGGCTAGCAGCAATGCATATTCCAGCAGTCCGCCCCAATCTGCTGCAGCATGTAACGCACGCAGCTGCGCAGCATTGGCAGCACCGTGGAATTGTGCTTCCATTGTATGAACCAACGGATTCTCCATGTCTGACGCTATTGGCGACTACTTGAACAGTATCGCGCGGTATCCACTTTTAACGCCGCAACAAGAGATACAACTTGGCCGCCGAGTCTCAAAGTGGAGAGAACTAAAGGATCTTAAAAGACCTTTGACAATGCAAGAACGCCGCGAGCTACGCAGCGGTGAGCGTGCCCGGCAAAAGTTCATGCAATCCAACCTTCAACTTGTAGTGCATGTTGCACGCAAGTACAGCAGGCGCAACACGCAAACGCTTGACATGCTGGATCTGATCCAAGAAGGCAACATCGGCCTTGCGCGCGCTGTCGAGTTGTTTGACTACACCCGCGGATACAAGTTCAGCACCTACGCCTACTGGTGGATTCGCCAATCCATCGGGCGTGCATTGATTCAATACGACCCCATCATCAGGCTGCCGCTTGGCGTGCATGAAATGCTGATCAAGCTCAACAAGACAGCGCAGGCATTTGCGCAAGAGCACGGACGCACAGCAACCATGGCGGAGCTTGCTGCAGTGCTTGATGTGACTCCTAAGATGATATCTGACACATTGCAGCAGTCGTATCGGGTCACAAGCCTCGATAAACCTGCGCAAGATGAATCATCTAACATTCTTGACATCATTGCCGATAAAAGACAATACGACGTTGAATACGATTGGCAGCTTGAAACCGTACGTGATTATTGCGACGAGCATTTAGATGATCGCACGCGTGAAATCATCTATGCACGCAACAGTCGCAATCCAGTGCCGTGGAATGACCTAGAAAAGCGCATGGGCCTATCACGTGCACGCATGTGCGAAATACAAAGGCGTGGCATCAGCCGCCTTCGTATGCTGATAGGCAACCCGCTGGCAGGCACCCCACTTGGCGCCAACAATACGGAAAGTCGGGAACATCTGGAGAGTCTGCCTAGCGGGAATGTGTAAAGATCACCAGCAAGAATGGCAGGCTAGAGTGTTCTATCATCAGATGCTTGAATCCAGTGCAGCACAGCAAGCTCACGATCTAGCAGATAAGAATCCCGCTGATTGAACCATTGCTGCCATTCTTCGCTTCCTTTATTTCGATTGCATGGCCTGCAGGCTGGCACAAGATTAGTCGTCACAGTAGCGCCACCTTTATGGCGCGGCTTGACGTGATCTAACGTGTCAGCTAGGTCTCCGCAGTAAGCGCATTGATGCTGCCATGCCTCAAAGATTTGCTGCCTGAATCTATGTTTTGCACTGCGTTTCGGGATGAGGTTTGCGCCATCAATGCAGTGATCCACGCAGTGGAGTCAGCTACACCAGCTTAATAATCCCAGCGCACGCGTGGCCTGCCGCGACGCATTCCTAAATGCACAAATCCTTTAGGCGCACCGTAGCCGAGCGAATACGGCCAGTGGTCATCACACCACTCCTGCACGTGGTTGATGTTGACCTCGCGGATATAGAAATCAACCGCACCAACGTCAGGTGCATCGTATAGGTGCTCGCTGCCGCTGGAGCCGCCTACCGCTGCATTGATGGCGCGCGGGCGGTAGCCGCTGGTGATGACCACAGGCTTGCCACCAAACTTGACGCGTGCACGCTCAAGGAATGCCGCTAGCTCTGCTGCCGTGTCGAGCTGGTATTGATGGTCAAAGCGCCGTGCTTCTTGAAATAGCGCAAACTCACCAAGCTGCACGTGCGGCGTGATGCGAGCTGTAAATGCACTATTGGGCGACAGCTTGGCAGGATCCTGCTGCTGCTCACCGGCCCATAGCCTGCCTTCTGCGCGGCGACGACGCAATAGTCCGGCCTCTACAGCACTCCCTGGGTTGCGGTACAACTCCATTGCTGCTGGCACTGCCTGCCAGTCCTTGCCGACAAGGCATTTGCTGATGGTTTCAAAACCAGTGTTGCCGTAAAAACCAGCGCCGAGGTTGTAGGCAAAGGAGATCAACGCGCATTGCTTGTTGCCCGTCATCTCATTCCAAAATGGCACGCTGTTGCGCAGTTTTGCGGCGATGCGCTCCACTTCAAGCGTCAGTAGCTGATCGGCATCAATCACGGTGATCTTGTCACCGCGTTGCACCTTGCGACCATCTGGGTAGCGCGTGGTGCCGTAGCCAATTGTTGCCACATCCCATCCGTGCAGAGGGTCTGGATAAGCGCTGAGATGCACGCCCTCGAACTCTTTAATGAGTTTTACCGCTGGGTCATAATTATGCAGCTTGCCGCCAGCTTGCCAGGTCTTGTACCACGGCTGATCCCTATTAAAGACTTCAGGCGCAACCTTTAATAGCTCAGCCTCTAATTCAGAGATGGCCGCCATTTGATGTGGCGTGCCGTGCTTGTAATGCTTAAACAGGTCGGTCAGTTTGATCATCGCTTAACCAATGGAGTGACAACACCAGCAAGCACTTCGATAGCCCTATAAAGTTTGACCGCAAGTTTGGCGGTTTTTCTTAGTGCTTTGTTGTCTTTCGGTGTTGGCGTCAAGTTGACCACGATCAACGCGACGCCATGAATGGCAACTGCCAACGCAATATAATCAGCAATGCGATCCATGGCTAAGCATGCGGCCGTCCCTCTAGCTTAGATACCCTTTGCTCAACCGTATTCAGCCGCGTAAAGGTCTCTTTGCGATCTTCTTTGATATCGGTGTGCAGCACTTCTAATTGCGTTGCAATGTGCTCTACTGCGCTGGTCAGCCGAATCACTGCATCTCGCGCTTCATCATTGCGGCGGCTAAAGCCCATTGCGCCCATTGCGGCAACGGAGATCGACGCCCCGGCGACAGCAGCAATCAGCTCGATCATGCAATTAGCTTAGCTGTCGGCTAAGATTGACGCCTAGAACCTTTTTGGAGGTCTAGGCGTTCCCGTAGCGGCCGGCTGCGGGCACCAGGTGGGCACCGCGTGAGGACCCACCACCGGCCACACTTTTACCAAGGCACGCCTGCCTGCTTAGTGGGCTGCCGTTGCTCGTCGATCTGACTGTCGAGTGCGGCGTGGATTTCGAGCACCTTCTCATCGCCCAGCTTTTGCAGCACCCAGGCGACCACCACATCCTCAGTCAGTTCGGAGTAGGGGATCAGGCTGCCTTCAGGGCGCTCCAGTCCGAGGCTGCCGTAGGCGCCAGCGGAATAAACCGCATCATCGCTTTTGGCGTCCACGGTGTAGTGAGCGACGAAAACGTAACCGTCGCTTGTCTCTCTTTCGAGCTGAGCGATGCGCCAGGTGTAGGTGTTAGCCATGGATGGGGTGGTCATGTGGTGAGATTAGCTGGGGTGAGCAGTGACGTGGACTAGGGGCTTTGCTCAAAAACGTGTCTGGCTGACAAAGAATGTGCCCGCCAGACTCATGCTGCGCAAAACCAGTATTGAAGGGGACTACTCTTCGTCAGGGATAGATTCCAATGCTTTGCGGATTGTGGTGAAGTCCCACGAGGTGCAGGCGTCATCGGAGGTTTCCAAGCTCTTGAGCAAAGCTAGTGCTTGTTCTTTGAGGGTGTAGGTCATTTGTTTACGGGGTTTCTAGGGCAGTAATACGAGCCTTCAGTGATTCAATTTCACCAATGGCGTCCTGCAAAGCCTTGGTTAATACGGCCGCAAACTTGTCGTAGTTGACAGAAATGGGGATTAGCTCGGCGTCATCTTCGTTTCCTGTAATGCAGCTTTTTGGTCCAGTTGGCACAATTTCAGGAATAATAGACTGAACCTCATCGGCAATAAAGCCGATTTCTTTTTCTCCGCTATCTGTTCGTGTATAAATACGTGGCTTGAGCATTTTAAGTTCACTTAGGCCGTAAGGGCAGTTTTCAATATCTTCTTTGACCAGGCGCGAAGAAGAATCCCAGGTTAGAGCCCCGCTTACCGAACTCCATTTGACAGCATTTGTTCCTGCACCACTGTTCCACGCAGAACCAGCGATAACAATACTTCCAACATTGAATCTAACTCCATCATTTCCGGCAATGGTACTTGTTTTGAGGTTAATAGCTCCATCACTCTGAATCCTCATCCGCTCCGTCGGAGAACT